CCGGGCCCACGCCCGCAGGACGTGAGCTCGCGTCAGGTCGATCCCGTCGATCGGGCAGTCGAGCTGGTAGGTCGGCTGGCCGGAGACGGCCCGCTCGAAGCGGATGTAGTCGTCGCCCGCGCTCTCGGCCACGAACTGGATCGCGTCCCAGGTGTCGACGGTGTGGAGCGCCTCGATGAGCGGCTTCACCTCGCCGTCCGGGAGGTCCTCCGCCCGCCAGAATGGCCGGACCTCGACCACGGCGACGCCGTGGGCGTAGCTCCAGAGCTCGGCCGCCAGCGTGTTCGGCAGCCGGTGCACGTCCTCGACGCGCGTCACCGTGGCGGCCGAGGCGACCAGGGGCGTCCGGCAGCCGAAGCTGTCGCCCGAGGCCCCCCCGCTGCGCTGGACGTTCACGAGCGCGGCGTTGAAGGAGCACGAGTCGACGTTCGAGGAGAAGCGGCCGACCCGGATGTAGTAGGTCGGGTCGCTCGCGGCCCCCGCCGCGTCGCACGGGACGCAGTCGAAGACGACCTCGCCGAAGGGCTCGTCGCTCGGGATCGCGTTGTTCGTGATCGTGGTGGTCCAGCCCCGCGCGGCCTCGTCCCAGTATTCCGTCGCCGCGAGGCCCCCGCCCGTGCGGTAGAGCTGGACCTCGAGGTACTGGCTGACCGGGGTGGGGACGTTCGTGTTCTTCACGACCACGCGGACATGGATGAACTCGCCCGAGGCGTAGGGCAGCGTCCCGAGGCTGCGCTCGCGGCCCCCCTGGCCCGGGGTGGCGTTCCAGGCGAGGAGCGCGCTCGACAGGTAGCCCTGCTCCTCGACCATCACGCTCGACGTGTCGGCCGTCGCGGAGAAGCCGCCGGAGCTCCCGACGGTGCTCCACCCGGTCTGCATGAGGTCCCAGTTGTAGAGGCAGACCTCCTCGTCGTCGGCGCCCTGGCACGCGAGCCCGTGGAAGGACAGGTTCGGGTAGTCCTCGAGGACCCGCATGAGCACCCCGTCCCCGGGCCGGGGCGACCAGGCGTCCTGGGCCCGCGCGTGGGTGTAGCCGCCGCCCTTCTCCAGGAGCGCGAGGCCCTGGAGCTCGGGGGACCACGGGGCGTCGATCCGGTAGGCCGCCCAGAGCAGGCAGCGGTAGGGGTCGCGGTCGAAGCACTGGTCCTCGTACTCGACCGTCTCGGGGAGGATCACGCGGCGGACGACCTGGGTGTCGCGGCGCTCGAGGCGCCGGCGCCCCCACCCGCTGCCGTTCCAGCTCGGCCCCTGGGGGTGGGACAGGTAGACGCGGCCTCCCAGGTCGCAGATCGCGTGCTCGGCCGGATAGCGGACCGGGATCACCTCCCGGGCGCGCCGCATCAAGCGGAGGTCGCAGCTGCCGCCGTGGCGCACGTTGTCGACGTAGCCGCCCAGGTCCTCGACCTCGAGAACGACCTGCAGCTTGTGGCAGCGGATCTTCGCCATGCTGCCCGAGCTGTTGTCGAAGGCCGGGGCGTCGGCCTCGAATTCGATGCCGGCCGCGAAGTTGGCGACGCCGAGGTCGTCGATCGTCCACGGCCCGCCCTCGGGGTGCGCGGTCGTCTCCCACTCCTGGAGGAGCGGCCCATCGTAGGTGGCGGGGCTCCCCGTGTTGATGTTCTCGAAGCGGTCGACGATGTCGGCCCCGGCGATCTCGTACCAGGACGACGTCAGGTTCCCGCTCTTCGCCCGGTTGCGGATCAGGAGCCGGCCCCGGGGGCCGAAGGCGTTGTCGGCCGGGAAATACCAGCCGTTCGGCCCCTGCTGGGAGTAGCTCCACCACGCCCGCACCGTCACCGATCGGATCAGCACGAGCGTCGGCGGCGCCTGGAATCCGGCCAGGTAGTAGCCGCTCCCGCCGAGGTTCCGGTGTGGGTGCATGTAGCTGTAGGTGTCGAGGTCGTCGTCCGACCAGCACTCGGCCAGCGTCACGGACGGCGTGTTCGTCGAGGCGTAGGGCGAGGACCCGGGGTCGCGGCTGATCTGGCCGCTGCCGGCCTGGACGGCCGCGACCTCGCTCGTCGGCTGTAGGATCACCTCGCGGATCACGGCGTCACTCCTGCAGGTACCTGCCCTGAGTCCAGACGTTCGGCACGTCGAGCGGCACCTTCACCGGCGCCGCGGCCACGTCGTGGACGGCGAGGGCGGCCAGGAACTTCTGCTCGGCGGGAGACCACATGTAGGGCTGACGGAGGTGGGTGTAGACCTCACGGCTGTCTCCGGGCTCCTGGCGTAGCGTGCCGCCTGTGCCGTGCAGGCCCACGTCGAGGTGCGCAAGGGCCTCGGGGTCGACGTCGTCCGGGTCGATGATGAAGATGCCGAGCGTGCCGTTCGGGGTCCAGTGGAGCCGCGCGAAGAGGTGGGCGTCCATGAACGACTGCACGACCTCCGCGGCCGTCTCGGGATTCTGGTCGGCGCCCCAGCGCCGGGCGGATTCCGCACGGTTGCGGTCCTCGAACCACGTCTCGGCGGCGTCCCACTCGGAGGCCTCGATCAGCGCGTGAGCTCCGCGCCAGGCGCCGAGCGGGGGCTCGCGAAAGGCGTACTCCTCGAGCACCGTCCTCAGCTGCCGGATCGGGTTGGTGACGGCCGTTCCACTGTAGAGCCCCGAGTCGTCCGGGCCCTCCAGGTCGCAGCTCACGACGACGCCCTTCTCGGGCTGGCTGCCGGCCGTGATCTCGACGAACGTGGCGAGCGAGCCGCCCCACACCCCGCGGCGGGTCGTCCAGATCGTGTCGGCCTGGGCGACGCCGTCATAGTAGAGCCGGCGAATCTCCACCACGTGGCCGAGGGAGACGATCCACCAGAAGCCCAGCGCCTCGTCATACCGGACGTTCAGGCAGGGCACCATGCCCCGGCCGGTGATGGCGAAGCTGTCGAAGATGCCCATGCACAAGGGCTGCGCGGTCTCGTAGACGGTGGAGTCCGCAGCGGACGGCCAGACGGCCTTGGCGATCTTGTGGGGCGGGACCTCGGTCCGCAGTAGCGTGTCGTCGGTCTTCAGGATGATGCGCGTCGTGAGGCCTTCGCGCTCCCAGTCCTCGAGGACCCCCCTGAACAGGGGCGTCCAGTCCGTGTCGACCAGCCCCGGGGCGGCCCAGTCGATCCGAGCCTCCGAGCCCCTGGGATCGTAGGTCTTCAGCTGGCGAATCAGCTCGCCCGTCGGGTCGGAGAACGTGACGTGCGTCCGCACGACCTCGAGCTCGCCCCGCTCGATCCCGGAACCGTAGGCGATCTCGCCCCAGCCGCCGCCCGTGGTGACGTGGGTGACCTGCCCGAGGGCGGTGTGGCGCATGGCTGTCGAGGCGACCAGGCGGCCGAGGGAGAGGCCCCGGGCCACCAGGTCGACCACGGCCACGGGAAACAGCGTCAGCCCGCGGCGCCGGGCCTCGAGGCAGGCGTCCGACAACATCTAGGCCCGCCCCGCGGCGACGGCTGCGGCGAGCGGCAGCGCGACCTGCCGGCGCCAGGCGGTGATCGTGTGGTCCCGCATCCGGCGCAGGCCCTCGAAGGTCTGCAGCGGGTTTTCGTTGATGGGCGCCTCGATGTTGATGGTCGTGCCGCCGAAGCCGGCCAGGCCGGCGCCGCGGTCGAGGGGGACCACGGCCTCGCGGCCGTGCAAGACGGCGAGCGAGCCCTCCCCGAAGTCGCCCACGCCCCCCCGGGCGAACTGCGGCAGCCCGTCGGTCGGGATCGACGGCACCTGAACTCCCGACGGAGGGCCGCCCTGGACCTCGTAGGAGACCGGAATGCGGACAGGCGGGACGCCGGTGAGGGCCGCGACGAGGGCCTCGATCGCGTCCACCGCCCGGGTGAGGCCCTCAGTGAGGGTCTCGCTGAAGGTGATGCCCGCGGCCTCGGCCGAGGCGAAGGCCTCGCCGTTCTCGTCGAGCAGCTGCCCGGAGGCGATCAGCTGGTCGACCATCGGCTTCATCGCCATCGGGATCGCCTGGCCGGCCTTGATCGACTCTTGCACGAACGCGGAGACGTTCGGCGCCATCTTCCCGAGCACGGCGTTCATGTCGGCCCCGGAGGCCTGAAGGACCCGGTAGTCTTGGATGAGCTGCGCCGCCTGCTCGTCCAGCTTCTGGCGCGCGAACGCCGGGCCCATCTCCTCGACGGTGAGCCCGTAGCGCTGCATCGCGTCGTTCACGGCCTCCTGGGCGGCGTCCCAGGTGCCGAGCTTCTTCGTGATCTCGTCGATGGCCGCCTGCACGCCCTTCTTCGAGTCGCGCGCGGCGAAGAGCCGGTCGAGGGAGACGCCGGCCTCGGCGGCCTTGCGCTTCAGGGCATCCATGCCGCCCTGGCTCTCGATGAAGGCGTCGCGGAGTTGGTTGACCTCCTTCCGCTTGTTCGCCCCGGTCGCCCAACCGATGGCCTTGCCCACGCCCTTGATGATGCCGATCGCGGCGCTCGCGGCCTGGCCGACGGCGCCGATCTTCGAGAGGAGGCCCTCGAGGCCCTTGCCGGCGTTCTGCCACTGGTCGAAGGCGGCGCCGATCCCGGAGATGCCGGCCGTGATCCCGGCGAACGCCTGGCCCACCTCGCCGAGCATCCCGGGGAGCGCCTGGACCAGGTCCGCGATCTGGGAGAGACTGTCTTTCCAGTCGATCGTCGCGGTCTTGGCGTCTTCGGTGGCGATGATCCCCCGGCGCAGCGCCTCGGTGTAGGCGTCGCCGAGAACCTCCCATTGCTCCGACGTCAGCTTGCCCGTGTCCCCGAGCCGCTCCATCTCCTGGATGAAGAGCTTGAGCTGTGTGTTGTCCAGGCCGGCCAGCCCCTGGGGGCCAGTCACGAACGCGAGCGCCGTCTGGAGGTCCTCGAACTGCTTTCGGACCTCGGCGGTGGACGGGCCCAGGAGATCGAGCTTCGGCAGCGTCTGGTCGAGCTGCCGGTCGAGATCGGAGAAGAGCGAGCCCTCGTCGAGCCGGACGTTCACGATCGACGCGAGGGCCTTGTTGTACTCCTGCTCGAGCTTCTGCGCCGACGCCGCGGCCTTGTCGGCCGAGTCGGAAAGGTCGGTGATGCCGGCCGCCCCCCGAGTGCCCGCCTCGCCGACCTCCACCTCGGCGGCGCCCAGGTTCTCGAGCGCGTCGGTCATCTTCGCCGCGACCACGGCGCCCGACACGAGGGCGGACGTGACGGAGTCGCGCTGCGCCTCGGCGGCCCTCACCTGGGCCGCGACGAGCGAGTCGATGGCGGTCAGCTGGCCGCGGTACTCGTCGAAGGCCTTCTTCGCGTCCCACGGCTTCGCCATGACCGCGGCGAGCATCTCGGCGCCCGCCGCGGCCTTCGCGAACATGCCGCCGAGCTCGAGCAGCGTCCTCCGAATCTGGAACAGGCCCTCGCTGAGGAGCCCGACCCCTTGGAGGACGGAGGTGAAGCCCCGGACCATAGAGGCCAGGCTCTCCGTGACGAACGCCCGGATCTCGGTCCGATTGGCGGCGACCCACCGGCTGAGGTCCGCCATGGCCTGGGTCAGGATGCCGAGGGCCTCGTGGACCCCCGCCGAGGTCGTGATGGTCGTCCCCAGGTTGTTCAGGAGACCCTGGAAGGTGCCCTGCAGCTCGGCGAGCCCGTCGCCGAAGGCCTCCGTCGCGCGGACCGACTTCTCCGACAGGACGAGCCCGAGCTCCTCCGCCCTGGCGCGCAGCTCGTCGAACGAGCCGGCGAGCGGCAGCAGCTCGGTCCCGCTCCGGCCGAGGAGGCGCATCGCCGCCGTGGTGCGCGCCGTCGGGTCCTCGAGCTTCCCGATCGCGGCGAGCACCCGGTTCATCTGCTCGTCGGGCGACGAGGCGCGGAGCTCCTCGAAAGACAGCCCGAGGGCCTTCACCGTCCGGATGGTCTCGGCGCTGCCCTCGCCGAGGGCCTTCATGAGCTTCTGGGAGGCGCCCGCGACCTGCTCGAGGGAGGTGCCGCTCTGCTCGGCCGCGTACTTCGTCGCCTGGAGCCACTCGACGGTATGGCCCGAGCGGTCGGCCATGTCGACGATCGCGCTCGAGTAGTCGATGGCGGCCTTCGTCGCGTAGGCCACGGCGCCGGCGACGGCCGTGAAGCCGGCGGCGATCGGGGCGGCGACGCCAGCGAGCGCGGAGAAGCCGACCGAGAGCCCCTTTCGGAGCCCCTCGAATTCCTTGCCGAGCGAGGAGACCGAGTCGGCCGCCCCCTTCATGCCCTTCGAGAACCGCGCGTGGTCGGCGCTGAGCTCGACGCGGAGACGCCTGACGGAGTCGGCCATCTAGTTCACCGGGTACTCGAGGACGGGCTTCTCGTGGCGCTCGACGCGCAGGCCGGCGCGCCGGGCGAAGTCGAGGAAGAAGGCGCGCTGGGCGTCGGGAGACTGCCGGCCCTCCACCCGGGGGGCGGGCTCACGGAGGAGCGTGCGGAGGCTGGGGAACCGCTTGCCCGAGTGCCTCACCAGCGCCGCCGTCATCCAGGCCTCCGTAGTTGCGAGGCGGGCGGCCTGGCGCTGCCGCCAGACCGCCGCCTTCATGCGGATCGAGAACTCGCGGAGCGTGCCCGCGTAGACCTCGTCCGGTGCGATGCCGGCTCGGGCCGCGTCTAGGAGGACGTCGGCCCACGAGAAGGGCGGGCCGGCTTGCCGCGCCCCCCTCCCGCGCCCTCCTCCTTCTCCGGCAGGGCCCAGCGCAGGGCCTGGCGGATGATGTCGGGAATCTGGCTCATCCCGAGCTCCGTCACGATGTCGCCGGCGAGCTCCTCGGTGACTTCGGGGTGGTGCTTCCGCAGCCCGACGTAGATGCAGGCGCGCACCTGGCCGAAGCCGCTGATCCCTCCCAGGACCTCGAGGAACTCCGCGTCCTTGCCGGCGAGCCCCAGCTGGTTCTGGAGCTCGATCATCTCGTTCACCCCGAGGCGGAAGGTGTAGGACTGCCCTCCCGCCTCGAAGGCGACCTCGCCCTTCAGGTGGTTCGCCACAGGCGCCCCGCCTTACGTGAACGCCGGGCGCTCGGTGTTGACCGCGCCCACGCGCCACGTGACGTCGGCGGTCAGCGGGTCGTTCGGGCCGAGGTTCCTGGTGAAGCCCTTGATGAACGCGCGGAAGGAGATCGTCTCCACCCCGCCCGGGAGGACGAAGCGCCACCAGCGCAGCGTCCCGGCCTCGAAGTCCTCGACCAGCGTGTCGTGGATCTCGTGGACGCCGGGGTTGTAGTTGATCGTGCAGGTGGCCTCGCCGGAGTCGATCATCCCCTGGATGTACTCCTTCCGGCGGTTCGGGCTCTCGAAGTGGGAGACCTCGTGCTCGTCCGCGACGTCCTGCGGGGGCTGGCCGGCGGTCACCTCGGTGATGTTCGCGTAGGTCTCGCCGACGCCGGTGTCGGGGTCGCCGTCGCCGTTGCCGCGCTGGACCTGCGTGCCCCAGCCGATGATCGCCTGGGTTGCGTGCTCCGCCATGGTCTAACTCCTTCCGTTTCTCGTCACTACGCCGCTACCGTCCGCTGCCGCGCGAAGTCGATCTCGTGCCGCAGGTTCTTGATGAGCGCCTCCTCCGCGGCCGGCCGGAACGTGGTCGGGAGGTACTTCTCGAAGACCTTCGGGATCGAGGGCCCGAACAGCTCCACGATCGGGAGCCGCCGCCGGCTCTTCCGCTTGAACACGCCGCGGTGGCCGGAAACCATCGTCGCGATGAAGGCGTCCGGCACGCGCCCGCGCCCGGTCGGGAGCCGGTACGAGACCCCCTTCCCTCGGCCCCGCGACGGCTCCGGCCCGCGCGCGGAGAAGGCGATCAGGGGAATGCGGCGGCCGGCGACCTCGACGACGGCGACAGGCTGAGACCGCGTCGCGCGGTCGACGCGGATCTCGCGCTTCACGTACTTCTGCGCGAGGCCGGTGTCCTGCGCCACGGCCCGCACGGTGGCCGTCTGGCCGGCCGTCTGGGCCCGGTTGAGAGAGCGGGCCATGATCGCGGGGGCCTCGCGGCCCATGGTCTCGAGCTCCCGCTTCAGCTCGCCCAGGTCGATCATGAAGGCGGTGACGCTCACGTGGGCTCTTCCTCCGGCTCCCCGCCCCAGCGCTCCTCGAAGGTCCCGATGTACTCGCAGACGGCCCCGACGAACGTGCTGCCGGCCTCGCGGTTGAGCGGCCGGATCGGACCGCGCTCGAAGCCCTTGGGCAGCGTCACCCCGTCGAGCGAGCGGTCGATCGAGGCATCCCCGCCGAGCAGCTGGTTCTGGTCGCGTCCCTCGATCTCGACCGCGGCCTTCACGTCCGCGATCAGCGCCTCGAGCGCCAGGAGGGGGGCGTCCATGTCGGCGCGCACCATGGCGTGGATCTCGAAGGTGGTCCTCGTTCGCACCAGTCCGCCCGTGGTCTCAGGCTCGTCGCCCCCGACGGCGATGGCGATGGCGGCCAGGGGATCGTCTTCCCCGAAGCTGGGGGCCTCGCCGAGTAGGATGCTGAGCCCGGCGTCGCACGAGTAGCCCTTCGCCAGCTGGATGAAGCCCAGCCGCCTCACGAGCTCGTCGATCGCCTTCCTACGTTTCGAGATCATTGGGCACCACGATCACCCGGAAGTGGTCCGGGTCGGAGCGCTCGATCGCGTCGACGCGCCAGAGGGCCGGCGAGCTGCTGAGGTGCTCGGTCACTGCGACGAGAGTCCCCCGGGGGACGCGGGGGACGTCGTCGCGACGGATGCCGAGAAGGCGGCGCGGCTCTGCCCGACGGAAGGTTCCGTCGGGCGGGACCTGCGCCGCCTCGCGGTCGGCCCAGATGACGCGCGTCTCGACCGGATCGGCGTCCGGCGGCGTCACCACCGCCGGAACGCCGTGGGTCGCGAACTGGGCCTCACGGAACAGCGCACGGAAGGGCGTGAGGTCCATTCGCGCACTCGTGGCCTACCGCTACGTCGCCTCGTTCTCGCGCGCGACGCCGTCGAGGTAGACGTGGCCGGTCGTCTCGCCCGCGCCGGCGCCGATGGCCTCGGTCGCCCAGCCCGCCAGGCGGTTCCCGGTCGGGTCGGTCGTGAAGCGGGTGTTGCCGTCGTCCCAGTAGACGAGGGCGCCCTCGGTCCAGGCCTGCGAGCCCACCTTCGTGACGGTGAAGACCCCGCGGATCTTCAGCCCGCAGGTCGCGCCGGCCAGGGCCTCGGCCGCGGTGACGGTCTTCCCCGCGACGCCGAGCGCCTGGCCGATCTGGTAGACGCCGCCGCTCGTCACGCCCCCGACGGGGGGCGTGAAGGTCTGGACGTCGCCGGGTCTCTCGAAGTTCTCCATGAGCTTCTCCTGCTCCTCTTCTGGCTCCGGGGCCTACGTGTCGGAGACGCCGGCGTTCTTGTAGAGCCCGCGCCAGTCGATGACCTTCGCGGCGAAGTCGTGGCGGGCCTTGATCTGCAGGCCGTCGACCTCGAAGCCGATCCGCGACTCGACCATCGGGCCGGCCTCGCCCTCGAGCGTGGCGTACTCGATGATGTCGACCTGCGCCGGCGTCGCGGCGAGGTACCACTCCTGGGTGGACTCGGTGTCCAGGCGCGGCTCGGCGATGACCTGCAGCCGCCCGGCGAAGGGGTTGATGTTCGCCGCCTGGGCGGCCACCAGCGCCTGGCTCACGAACTGGTCGGCCAGGGTCTCGAGGGCGGCCGGCACGACGAGGAACGCCGGCGAGATGTTCAGCAGCGTCTCGCCGTCGAGCCCGGTCTGCACCCGCATCGCGGCCCGGCCGGCGCCGATCGCCTCGACCGAGATCGCGGCGCCGACGGCGTCGAGGTTGTTGTGCGCGGCCGAGAACAGCGCGTTCCCGTCGCCCATGTTGGCGTTGGCCGTGATCTGGGCCCACACCAGGTTCGACTCGAGGTTGCGGGCGGCGCGGCCGAAGAGCATCGCCACGCGGGAGAAGGCGTCGGTGTCGTCGTTCACCAGCGCCTGGCGGGTGATCGCGAAGATCCGGCCGTAGGTCGCGAGCTGGAACTGCTCGCGGCCCTCGCCGATGGTCCCGTGGGTGAACTCGCCGTGCTCGTCCACGGCCAGCAGCTGCGGCGCCTCGCCGAGCTGCAGGCGCTTCGCCGGCTTGAAGTCGGGCAGCGTCACCCGGCGCGAGATCGGCGCGAACGTCTGCGGCGCCTCCTCGTAGGCGGCGCGGAGGGTCTTCCCGGCGACGTCCGCCAGGAGGAGCGCGAAGTCGGAGGTCGAGTGCATCCCGGCGCGCTCGGAGAGGCCGAGCGCCAGGGAGGCGAGCTCCATCTTCGAGAGCCCCGCGGCGCGGATGCCGCGCTGCGAGAGGTAGGCCTCGGCGATGCGGAGCATCGTCATCCCCCGGTAGGGGCGGCCCTTCTCGGAGAGCTCGAAGCCGACCCGCGTGCCGTTGGGGCCCGGCTGCGACGGGTGGCAGCGGTGCAGCAGCGCGTTCTCGATCCCCTCGCGGACGTGGACGAAGGGGTCGTCGCCGACCCGGATCTCGGGCGCGCGGCTGTCGGCCCGCGGGACGTTGACGTCGCGGCGCTGGAGCTCCTCGAACACGAGGCTCTGCGCCTTCACGAGCGGGGTGCCGTCCTGGATGAGCTTGTCGGCGAAGGACTGGGGCAGGCGCGCCGCCCGCGTGGCGAGGAGGATGCCCGCGCAGCGCTGGCGCTCCTGCTCGGCGCCCAGGTCCCTCTCGTTCGGCTCCGCGGGGGGCGCGGGCGGCGCCGGCGGCGGAGCGAGGGGGTCCTGCTCCACGATGGTCTCGGACCGCTTGTTCTCGGGCATCGTCGTCGTCTCCTTGGCGGGCTTGGGCCCGGCCGTCTGCTCTGCGGGGGTTGTGCTCACGACCTCGCACTCGTTCGCGTCGTCGCTGTCGCCGGCCCGCACCTTGGCGCCGGCGTCGGCGGGGATCGGGACCATCGACACCTCGAAGGGCTCCCAGTCGACCGCCTTGCGGATCGGCAGCGTGTTGTCCTTCCCGACCGTCTCCTCGAAGCGGTACACCCGGTAGCCGACCGAGACGTTGCGGACGATGCCGTCCTTCACGTCCTGCCAGACGGGCTCGACGGCCTCGCGCTTCGAGAATCGGACCTTCCCGACGAGGGCCTTCTTCATGAGCTCGACGGAGCCCGGGACGACGGCCCCGAGCTGGTCGGCGACGCTGAATGAATTGTGGGAGTCGAGGAGGGGCGCCCCGTCGTTCAGCCGGTCGAGCCGGATGTGCGCGGGGTCCATGGAGAGGACCTCGACGTACTCCTTCCCGGTCCAGAAGTCACGGCGGCGCACGCCCGTCGTGGTCGTGATGATGAGCTCGACGGTGCGCGAGTCCTCGTCGATGCTGCGGGGCCCGAGGTCGGCCCGGACGGACAGGGGGGGCATCTTCACGACGCGAGGGTCCATGAGCTACGCTCCCGTCTTCACGCGCCCATGGTGCTCTCGCGCAACGGATGCGCGAAGCCGTCAATTTGACGGGGTCTTTACTGTTGTATCGAAAGGATTTCTGCCCGGATCGACGCGCCGGCGGGGGTCGGGCTGCAGAGCCATCCCCGGCGGTAGAGCGAGGCGAGGCGCTCCTGTACGGTCTTCAGGCTCACCCCGAGAAACTGCGCCAGGTACCGCTGCGACGGGTACTCGCCGCGGTGCTCGTGGAGGGCGAGGATCAGCTCGTAGAGCTCCCGCTGCGATGCCGTGATCGCCCCCCTTCGGCTCATCGCTCCTCGTCTCCGACGATCGCGCGGATCGTCGCGTCCCGGGCGTTCACGAAGCACGTTCTGCAGTTGTGCACCCGGTGCCTCACGGCCGGCGTCAGGGTCCGAGCCGCCTCGATCCGGGCCCGCAGGGCGGCGAGCTCCTCGCGCACTGCCTGCGCGTCTCCCGACGGAGGCCGCTTCTTCTGCACCTGCCTGGGCGGCGCCGGGCCCTCGACCCGCCTCTCGAGGGCCAGATCCCGCTCGGGCGTCTCCAGTTCGCTCGAGGCGTCGATCATGGTCTAGGTCTCCTCCTCGATGTCCGGCGCCTGGGCCTGCGCCTGCCCCGCCTGGGTCATCTTCCTGGGGTCGACGTCGAGGACCAGTCCGCGCCGGTCGAGGGCGGCGAAGTCGGCCTGGAGCTCGTCCAGAGTCTCGTCGGGATCGTAGCCGCGCTCGCGCAGGGCCTCGGAGAGCGACATGATGCCGGCCCTGACGTTCCTGAGGTAGGCGAGCCCTTCGTTGGCCGGGTCGATCATCGGCAGGGGCGGGGCGGTCCAGGTGGCCCGGGGGATGTCCCGCACGAGACCCGCCACCATGGCGGCCTCCATGGCCCAGCGCCAGACGGGGTCGCAGAACTGCGGGACGATCATCTGGTAGCGCCAGTCCTCCACCCGTGACCACTGCCGCAGGCGGCTCATCCGGGCGGCCGAGAACGGGAGGTCGGTGTAGTCGCCCGTGAGATCCTCGTAGGCCACCCCGAGGCCTGCGGCGATGGCTCGCAGCGTGACTTCCGAGTAGTCCCGGTACTCGGCCACCCGGGGAGGCTGGACGACCTGCACCCCGCGGCCCGGGGGGCCCTGGAGGACGGCGCCGGGCTTCAGGCGGTCGACGTAGGGCTGCTCGACGTCCTGGTCCCCGGAGGCGCCCAGCGTCGCCGAGGTGCCGTCGGGGTCCGTCACGATGACGGCCAGGTAGGCCGCGATCTTCTGCTTCAGCAGCTGGGCGTCCTCGTACTCGTCGAAGTCCTTCATCCGGACCACGACGGGCGCGAACCAGCTCATCCCCCGTACCTGACCGGGGCGATGCTGGGCGTAGACGTGGAGGACGTTCTCGGCTGGAACCGCGACGGACGCGGGGGCCCCGGTCGTGAGCGGCGAGCCTGGGTGCTCCGGGTGGAGCCAGTAGGCCGTCCGCCGGCCCAGGGCGTCAAACTCGATCCCGTTGATCGTCCGGCGGCCGGGCGAATTCCAGACGGTCTTGTCGGTGTCGAGGTAGTCCGGCTCGAGGACCTGGATCTGCATGGGGATCGCCAGCCCGTCCTCCGGGCGCCTGATCCGCCGACGCACCAGGCACTCCCCGGCCTCGACGACCGTGCGCTGGATGAGCTTCTGCAGCCCGTAGAAGTCCAGCCGGCCGTCGGCGTCGCAGTCGGTGGACTCGGCCCAGGAGCGCCACACCTCGAGCGCGCGGGGGCTGGCCGGGCGGGGGCGGGGGACGATCCCCCAGCCGACCACCTGGTCGGCGATCGTCTGCACCGCGCTCGCGGCGTGGGCGTTGTTCCGGACGAGCTCCCGGGCAATCGCCCGGACCCGGCTGATCTCGGGGCCGATGACCGCGTTGGCGTCACCTGTCGGGCGGCGCCAGCCCTGGGTCCTCCTCGAGACGGCCGCGGCCTCGTAGTGGCGCCTGAGCAGCTCGGCGGCGGCCCTGGCGCGGGCGCGCTTCAGCGCCCACCCCGGGGCGACCGCCTCGATCGTCTTGTCCAGCCAGATCATGTCGACCTCCGCGTCATGCCGCCAGCAGGCGCTGGAAGAGCGCCCGGTGCTTCGCGGCCCAGTCCTTCCAGGTTGGGGGCTGCGCGAGGCCCTCCAGGACATCCCTCAGCGAATCCCACGACCCGCGCTCGTACCGGATGACCGGAAACTCCCAGCACCAGCCCACGTCCGGCGCGATCACCGGCACCCGGCGCGCAATCGCCTCGAGCACCGGCATCGGACCGCCCTCCTCGAGAGACGGGACGACGAGGTAGTCGATCGAGCGGTAGAAGTCGTCGCGCTGGTCGGTGTGGTGGGTGACCTTGCACGGCCACCGGGCGCGGGCTGTGGCCCGCACCTTCTCCTTCGGGGCGCAGGCGACGAACCGAAAGCCGGCCGACACGGCCTGCTCGACGAGGGCCTCGCCCTTGCGCCCGCTGTTGTACGGGCGCCCGACCACGCCGAACACGGCGCCCCGGTCCGGCGACTCGGTTCCAGGCCGAATCACGGTCACGTCGGCGCCGAGCTTGCGGAGCTCGCCGGCGACGCGCCGGTTCATGGCCGTCACCGCGACGAAGGGGGCCGGGTCCTCGGGGACGAGGCCATGGGTGAAGAGGCCGACCGCCTTCCCTGGCGGCGGGAACTTCAGCACGTCCTTCGCTGGCAGGTAGTAGTTCAGGTCGGCCCCGGGGTCGACCGTCCTTTCGCTGGTCCCGCAGTTGATCGTCGTCCCCGGGACGCCGCGTTGCAGCTCCGCCGCGAGCCGCTCGAGAATCCACCCGCGCTTGACCACGACGTTGACCCTCACGCCGGGACCTCGAAGCGTGGCGGCCTCTGGAGCCGCAGGTTCCGGTGGCGGCGGTTCTCCACGGTGCAGGCGGCCCCCAGCCGCCTCAGCTCGTCGGCGGCCACCCGAAAGCCGCACTCCTCGAGGAGCCTCACGAGCTCGGCCACACCGGCGCCCGCGCGAGCGAGTCCGAACGGCCAGAACTCGAGGAGGATACGAGCGCCAGGGCTCGACGACAGCGTCCGCCGCGCGCCGGCGATCACGGCGGCCTCCGAGCCTTGCGTGTCGATCTTCATGAAGTCGACCGGCCCGCGGCCGCGCCAGTAGTCGTCGAGGGCCACGGCTTCGACCGCGACGGCCTCGCGGCCCTCCTCCGGCGCCAGGCGGTGATCTCCGCTGTTCCTGGTGCTCAGGTAGAGCTCGCGGTGCCCCGGGGCCTCGGCGAGCGCCACCTGCTCGACGACGACGTTGTGGAAGCCGTTCAGCTCGACGTTCTTCCGGAGAATGGCGCAGTTCACTGGGTCGGGCTCGAAGGCGTACACCCGGCCCTCTGGGCCGACGCACCAGGCGGCCAGGAGGGTGAAATAGCCCGCGTGGGCCCCCACGTCGACGAAGGTCCCGCCTCGAGAGATGCTCTCGAGCACCCACTGGGTGCTCGCCGGCTCCCAGGTCCGGGCGACCCGAAGCTTCGGGGTCACGACCTGGCAGGCCTCCGGGAGGAACATCCGGACCGGGACACGGCGCAGCGTGATGGGCCCCTCGATCACTGGCCGACGGCCCCCCAGAACACGTACATCTGGGGAACGCCCCCCTCCTCGACGACGCCGACGGTGATGGCGGTCAGGCCGGCCGCCGCGAGGGTCTCTTCGAGCGTCTCGCGCGTGAAGCACCGCACGTGGAAGGCGTGCGTCTCGGGCGCCCGCTTGCCGTTGGGGCCCCACTTGCCCGCCTCGTGGGGGGTGGACCCGGCGACGATCCGGCGCGACACCCGGCAGGCCTCGACGAGGACGGCCACGGGGTCGTGGACGTGCTCCAGGATCTCGCCCAGGATGACGGCGTCGACGCTCTTCGCCGCGTGCGGCAGGCGCTCGGCTGCGGCGACCTGCGCGTCCTTCATGCGCCGCTTCGCCCTGTGGACGAGCTCCGTCGACACGTCCACGCCCAGGGCCGTGCAGTTGGGCGGGAGGAAGTCGACGATGTAGCCGCTGTTACACCCGACGTCGAGCACGGTGTCGCCCGGCATGACGGGCGCGACCATGCGCTTCAGCCGCTCCCGCTGAAGGGCGTTCAGACGGCGGCTGACGTCGATGGCGTAGGCTCGATGGCGCTCGATGCACTCGTCACGGCTCGTCGCTTCTGCCACTCTCGCATCTCCTTCTCGGTCTGGAGCCAAAGGGCCATGAGCCGGCGGACGTTCGTTCCGCCGGCCGGGGCCGGGAACACGTTGAAGAGCGCCCGGCGCAGGCCGCTCTTGATGTGGACGATCCGCGCGCGCTCGGGGTCGTGCCGCTCCCACTCGCAGAGGTTCCACTCGGAGCAGGGGAGCTTCTCGACCCGGGCGAGCCCGGTGCCGTGCTCGAGGAGGCACCCGAAACTCGCCTGGTTTATCCCGGCGTACTTGAGCCGCCAGTTTCGATGCTCGAGGGGGCGCCGGAGGAAGCGGAGATTCGTCTCCCACCACAGCGTCATGAAGGCCCGGGTCGCCTCCGAGACCCGGACGAACACGACGCCCCCGTTGAGCGGGAGCCGCGTGCCGCCGTCCCGGAACGTGTAGGCCATCTCGAAATCCCTGGACCACACGTCGTCGAGCGGCTTGCGGATCATCATGTCGCCGTCGATGAGCAGGACCTGCGCCCCGTCCGGGGCCTCGAGCGTGCGGCGCCACCAGAACTCGAGCTTCTGGGTGTTCCACACGTGCGAAGCGTTGCCCATGGCCGAGACGTAGTCCGGGGGCTCGAGGCGCTGCACGTTCACGTCCCAGCCCTGGCAGTGCAGCCGGGCGGTGTAGTCGAGGACGTGCGCCATGCGGGCGTAGATGTCGCCCTGCTTCCCGCTCCCGAAGTAGCACGCCTCGAGCCGAGGCCGCATCACAGGTCCTTGTCGGTGGAGACGTAGCGGGTGACCGGCCCCCCCGCGACGCTGCGCTTCATCATGGCGAGGAACTTCATCGCGTCCTCGTAGGTCGAGAACGTGATGGTCTGGTCCGCGAACGTCGCCGAGAGGACGCCGTTGCGGTCCACGAGGGTCTGCTCGAACTGGTCGACCTGCGTCTGCGTGTAGGCCATCTATCGCCTTCTCTCCAGCCAGTCGTCGGGGACGTCGAGCCCCCCCCCGGGTGCGGGGCGCCGCGGGCGGGTGGGCGCCTGCGCCGGCGGCTTCTGCAGCCGCAGGGCCATGAGCTTCAAGTCGACGCGGGACAGCCGGAGCGCGGCCAGGCTGAGGACGTAGCAGTCGAGCATCTCGTTCCGCTGCCCCTGGCGCACCAGCCGCCACTCCTGGACGGGCACGCCCTTCGTGTACCGGGTCATGAGGCGCTCGGAGGTGAGCTGCTGCGCCAGGTCGTCGTCGGCCCACTCCGCCTGTGGGATGTGGACGTAGCCGGGGCCCGGCTCCGGGAGCGACAGGCGCCCCATGACGAGCGCCTTCGCCGCGTCGACGCCGATCGTGTACAGGTCGACGGGCCGGGGCTTGGTTCCCCAGTGCTTCGGGCTCGGCGCCGAGATGATGGGCCTCTGCCCCGACCGGCCGATCGTCGCGAAGACCCGGCGTGCGGCGGCGCGCCGAGCGGCGACATACTCGTAGACCTGGGTGGTCCGGTGACCGGCCGAGTCCACGGCCGCGGCCAGGATCTCGAGGCGGCGCCCGCTCGGGTGTTGGTAGCTCCGCGCGAGCAGCTCGTCGAGAAGGGCCCACACGGCGGGCTGCGACGTGTCGCCCGCCAGGCGCTGCCGGTCGATCAGCCAGGACTCCTCGCCCTGCCCCCAGCCGACGACGAGCGCCTCGAGGCGGTCGTCCTGGGTGTCGACGCCGACCGTCAGGGTGCACACACCCGCGGGCGCCTGGGCCTCGTAGGCCTCGATCCGCTGCAGCAGCGAGTGGGCCTCGACGCCCTCGCCGGCCTCCGGCTCGATGGGCTCCCCGAGGGTCGTGTTCTGCCAGGTGTGCATCTCGCCCTTGTCCCCGGCCTTCTGGGCCTCGCGGGCGCGCAGGAAGGACGCCACGATCTCGCGCAGGGAGCTGAAGGGGCTGTAGGCCTCCCAGAGGTGGAAGCTGGCGATGTTGGGCTCGGACGGCTTCGCCTCGGCCCTCCACTCCCCCAGGTTCAGGATCGACACCCGCTCGGCCTCGTCGATCCCGTGGTCGCACGAGGGGCAGTGCAGGCGGGCCGTCGAGGCGTCGCCGTCCGACCACCGGACGTTCCTCCACTCGAAGGGGTGCATGAACGAGCACGCCGGGCACGGCACGTAGAAACGCCGCTGGTCGCCCCGGCGGAACCAGGCGTCGATCGGCGCCCCCTTCAGGGTCGGAGTCGAGAGCAGGAGGATGCGCCTGCGCCCCCGGTAGGCCGCTGTCCGCTTCAAGGCGATCTGGATGGTCGAGCCCTCGCCCGGGAGCTCGGGAGGGTAGCGGTCGGGCTCGTCCAGGATGAGCAGCCGGATCGACCGGGCGGCCAGCGAGGCGGCGGAGTTGGCGCCCCCGATCGACAGGGAGCCGCCCCGGAACGACTTCGCGAGGATCGTGTTCGCCGAGTCCTTCGAGCGCTTCTTCGAGACGGCGTCATTCAGGACCGGCGAGGCCGCGATGACCGGGTCGAGCCGGTTCTTCGCGAAGTCCCGCGCCATCGGGTCGACCGTGGGCTCCACGACCAGGATCGGGCACGGGTCGTGCGCGATGTGGTAGGCCAGGACCCCGACGGCGAGGGAGGTCTTCCCGACCTGGGCGGAGGTCCGACACACCCCGTACTCGATCCCCGGCTCCGAGAAGACGTCCATGATGCCGCGCTGGTAGGGGGCGAGGTCGGTCTGCCATCTGGTCCCGGCCAGGGGGCCCGTGGTCACCACGAGCTCGCGATCGCAGAACTCCGAGACGCGGAGGTCCGGAGGCGGCGCCCAGCGCGCCCGGACGCGCGCGAGCCGCAGGTCGACCGCGGGGGCGCAGGCACTCACGCCGCGGCCTTCCCGTCACCCTCGCCGGCGAGCTCGCGCAGCGTGGCGTGGACCGCCTCCCGGAGGATGCGCTCGACGCCGCCGATCCCCTCGAGCGTCGCCACCCGGAACAGCCGGTCGGCGTAGGACGTCGGGATCGTGAGGAGCTTCGCCCGGACCGCGGCGACCTCCGCCGACCACGCCCGCTCGACGTCGTCGGCGTCGAGCAGCTTCCCGTTCCGCACCCGGTAGGTCTGTTCGGCGAGAGTCGCCTGCCAGTGGTCCCGGCGGGCCTTCTCCTGGACCGGGTCGAGTGGTCCGGCCCGCTGCGCGTCCTCCCGCGCCGACACCCAGGCGAGGACGGCCTGAAGGTCGTACTTGCTCGCCCGCCCGCCGCGGCCGCGCTCGGCCACGGGAAGACCCTCCTCCGAGACCCATGCGGCGATCGTGTCGGGGTGCTTGCCCAGTGCCTCGGCAAGCTCCTGCCGTGTGAGGAGCTTTGGCGCCTTCGCGGCCTTCGCCCGCATACCCTTGACCCGCTTGGGTTTCATGGCCTATGGCCCTACGGCCGTCCTGGTGTCTGCGGACATGGCGCGCCCGTCTTCCCCGCTTCTGCCGTCGTCTCCGGAAGAACCTAAGCCACCCGGGGCCCAGGTGAGCTTGCGCGTCACTTCGCGTAGACCCTCCAGGTCGCGGTCTGGCCGGCGGCGCAGATCACTGAGAGCGACTTGTAGTACCTGGCTCGCGTCCCGTCGGGGCAGTAGCTCTCGAGATCGCGAATCCCGTGCGGCTGGGTCGACGAGGGTGAGGACGCATTGACGAAGGAGTAGATGAGCCTCTCTCCGCTCTTGAGCTGGGAATTCGACGTCGTGGCGTTGGCGGGGGTCTCGCAGTCGGTGAAGAGGCGGAAGTAGCAGCTGGAGCTGGTGCCGTCGCTGACCAGCACGACGGTCTGGGTCCACGTGGGCAGCGCCTTGCTCTGCACGGTCTGGGTGGCCGAGATCGTGGTGTAGTACGGCTCGGTCCAGAGCATGGCGGGGACGGCGAGGAGCGCGGCCACGAGGGCCAGCGCGAGGACTCTGCGAATCATCACTTACCTCCTGCCCAGCCCTCACGCCGGGCGATCTCATCGAGTACGACCTGGGCCTGCCTGTCGTCCTGCTTCGGCATCCCTTCGACCGGGCCGGACGTGTGAACCTCCACGCCCATCATGTAGGCCGACCACAGGGCGGGCTTGCTCTTGAGCAACGTCTGACAGTCCCGCAGCGCCCGCAGTAGGGCCTCGTCGCGCTCGAGCTGCTCCGTGACGTACTCGCCGTAGCTGTCGTATGCCTTGGCCTTGGCCTTGGCTTCACCGTCTGCCTTGATCCAGCCGGACAGGGCGAGGAGCAGCGCCGGGAGGGCGGCGAGGATGGCCGTGATGGCGTCCCTGCGTCTCACCAGCCTATCCCTCCGAGCAGACTCGCACCCCAGCCGAACTCGCCCGTCATGTCCACCTGGGAGTGCGACTCCACGAAGTAGCGGGGCTCCAGTACGAGCTTCGTTCCGAACACCGGGACGGCGAAGCGGATGCGGACCTCGCCCTTGACTTCCCTGTTGGGCGAGTCCGGGGCGACCTCGCACAGTAGCCTGAGGGGGCCGTGCGCTGCGCTGGCCCGGATGAGCAGCCGGTCTTTGCGCCACAGGCTCGTCTCACGGTGTACCCAGTGCGCGCCGATGGACAGCGGCCCGGACCAGACATCCGCGCCGAGCCGGGTAGACCAGCCGTCCTTGCTCTCCAGCTTCGCCGCCGTGGTCAGCCAGCCCTCGACCTGGACCGGACCTCGACGGGCGTCAGCGGCCAGAACGAAGGCGGGGCTCTGCTCTCCCACGTTCTGCGTGGAGCCGATGCCCGCGAGGATGGCGGCGGCGAGGTAGAGCATCCTAGTTACAGGTCACGTTCCCCGTGAGGACGAAGCAGGCCACCTGATTCTTCGTGCAGCCGTTGGCGAGCCCGGCCGCCGTGCATTGCGCGTTCGGCGCGGTCTGGTCACCGTTGGCGGTGGCGGCGGCCCCCACCTTCGCGGCGTTCACCTGCTCCTGCTGCCGGACGTAGTCGAGGACGGCCCCGACCACGAGGTTCTGGCAGTACGCAGAGAAGTTGGCGAACGGAGCCAGGGGCGGCGTCTGCGCGGCACGCTGCGCGTTGACGGAGGCGAGGAAGTCGGTGAGCAGCGCGGTCTGCTTGGCGCTCAGGCCGGACACCGAGCATGTGACCGTCTGCGCGGAGGCCGCGGAGGCGAGGAGGGCGACGACGAGCGCGAGCACGAGCTTCTTCAGCATGAGAGGTTCCTTTCCTTACTGCGGCGTGACGGTGTTGGGCTGCATCATGTCGAGGCGGGCCAGCGCGTTCAGCGTCGTCTGTGTCAGAGACGAGGTGCAGTTGAGCGCGAACTGGACCACATCGGTCAGGCCCGTGACGCAGGAGGCCGTGCAGGTCAGCGTGCCCGCCGAGACGGCGTTGATGGCCGTGCCCACCGCGCCCACCGTGCAAGTCTCCGTCCCGGCCTTGTTGACGGCGGTCAGGTAGCTGGAGCCCTTGAGGGTCTGCGAGTCCGTGCCGTCGCTGGCGTAGACGACCCACTCGATGGTGGCGTCGGCGAAGTTCGAGCCGGCCGTCTGCGGCACCGCGATCTGCGTGACGGCTGTGGCTGCTCCCTCGGTCAGGGCCTTGGTCTTGGAGCCTTGGGTGGAGCGGTTTACAAAGAAGTTCCTCGGCCCACTCATCGTGGCCGGACCATACCCGAGGTCGTAGATATCGTTTGCCAGAGGGTAAAAAGCATTTGTGCTAGCTTCGATACCCCATCTTCCAGTCCCGTCCGTGCCAAGCCACAGGCTCCGAGTGGTTCCAGTTCCAGCCTTGGAAGTAACGATTCTGTAGATGTTGCTAGACCAGATGTGCTCGGCCCTCTCGTAGTTGCCGGCGTCCGTGAACGTGTTGTACACGTTCAGCGTCTGGGCATTCGCCCCATTCCGCAGGGCGAGAGTGTTGGCGGCGTCCCCGTACAGGTTGGCGTAGGGGCTCGCCAACGTGTTCCCTAGCGAGATCCCGCCAGCGAAGAAGCTGCTGCCTCCTGTCGTGGTTGGAGCCCCACCCGCCGGGTAGTAGTTGATGCTCTGCCCGCTCCCGATCAGCGGCAGGCACAGCAGCAAAGCCAGTCCGAACAGCCACAGCCTACGCGAAGCCATCACGCTCCTCCTTGTAGAGCACCGCACGCACCGCACAGTCCTTCGCCTCCAGCAGCTTCCTCATCGCCACAGTGCTCTCCGCGTTCTCGGGCAGCTTCGCCATGAGCACCTGCGCCATCTGGGCGAACGGCTTGCTGACCTCCTGCAAGTTCGGGGGCAGGTGCTTGTACTCGAAGAACTGGATCAGCCGCTTCATCGCTCACACTCCCCGGTTCTGAAGCACGGCCGCTGACGGATGTCGTCGCGCAGCGCACCCATCTCGTCCCGCAGCCCATGCAGCTCGGCCCGCACCGTCGCCGCGAGCTGCACCGTGAGATCCTTGGCCGCATTCCGCAACGCGTCGTTGACGAGTCTCTCCATGCCTTCGAGCCTTTCGAGAATGACCGTCTGTCTCCCGCCGATCTCGGCAACGTGCTCGATGAGCCGATGTACTTGGCCCTTGACTGGCTCCAGAGAGTTGATCCGACGCTCGTGGTCGTCGAGGCGGCCGTTGATGTGACGACGCATGTCATCGAGCGCCACCATGATGTCGTCGTTCGATGTGTGACTCATTCTTCGTCCTCGTCGCTGAACATCGGCGCCTCGCCGGCAGCGGCCGCCTCGACCCTCGCCAGCTTCGTGCGGAACCGGAACGACTGCGACTCCTTCAGGCTCTTGATCCGCTCGTCGAGCCTTCCGTGCTTCTCCTTCAGGTCCACGATCTGGTCCCCGTAGTGATCGAGCCGCTTGTGCAGCGCAGCCACCTGCCGGACGATCTCCGTCTGCCCCGCTTCGAGCTTCGAGACGCTGGCCCGCAGCGCAAAGACCACCCCAGCCACGGTCAGGATGGCCGTCACGACGCTGAGTGCGTCCCGAAGCTCAAGCGCGGGCACGGGCTACAGCATCCGGTTCGTCTGCGACACCGAGCCCGTGAGACCCTTCGTCTGCAGCGAGGTGATGACCTCACGCAGCGCGATGGCGAGGACGCCGAGCGCGGCCCCGACCAGCGGGTGGAAGGACCCGGCATGACCCTGAATCCAGAGCAGGCCGAAGTTGACGAGTGCCCCGAAGATCGGCGTGGCGACCAGCACGATCGACGCCGGGATCTTGTTCCAGATCAGCTTGAAGCCCCACACGAGGATCATCGTGATGACCGGCGTGAGCGCCGTCAGGGCCGTGAGTCCGACTTCCATCCAGTCCATTC